GTTATACCTTGTATACCTTGAAAACCTTGTGTTGCGGTTCCAGTTGAGCCTTGAACACCTTGTGTCGCGGTTCCTGTGATACCTTGAAAACCTTGTGTACCTGTAGCACCTTGTGTAGCGGTTCCAATAACACCTTGTATACCTTGAAAACCCTGTAAGCCTGAACCTTCAATACCTTGTATTCCCTGAATACCTTGTATTCCCTGAATACCTTGTCCTGCAAACAATCCATCTAAACCTTGTACTCCTTGTATACCCTGAATGCCTTGTATACCTTGAAAGCCCTGTAAACCTGAACCTTCAATACCTTGTATTCCCTGAACACCTTGTATTCCCTGAATACCCTGTCCCGCGAATAAACCATCTAAACCCTGTATACCTTGAATACCTTGATCACCTTGTATGCCTTGTATACCCTGTATACCTTGAAAACCTTGTAAACCTGAACCATCAATACCTTGCGTTCCTTGAATACCTTGTGCCCCTTGAACACCTTGTCCTGCAAATAAACCATCTAAACCTTGTATTCCTTGTAAACCTTGTATACCTTGTATACCTTGAGTTCCACCGCTACCACTACCGACTAAATTTCCATTAAAATAAAGAGATCCAGTAACACTATAAAGAGCATTAACAATATTTGAAGGTATACCGTTTTCTATAATTATTCCAGATGAACCAGCAATGACTTGATCATTTTCATCTTTATATATGCTTTTTTCTGATGGATAAGCAATAAAAACAGAGCTAGTGCCTGAAAGATTTAATAGATTATCTGAATTTGAACTTGATAATACAGTATCCCTTGATAAAGTATTTGAAGAAAATGTACCAATACCAACTTCCCAATTAACACCATTAACAATGGTGTAATAAGTGGTATCGTTTTGAGAAAGAGCAGATGAAAATGATTGATAACTAAGGTCTGGTGAGCCGCCAAATGCTATAGTTCCACTTCCAGATGTTGAAGTAGTTTCCTTTACTCTATTGACAAGCTTAAGAGGCATAGCGAATTCCTATAACAAAACAGGGAGTGGGGGAATTTCCACCCACTCCCCGTTGACTATCATAAATTAATCTTAGAAACTACCAAGAACAACTCTGCGATTGTCAAGTACACCAAAACCAACTTCAGCAAAGCCATAAAGACCGGCTCTCTGTTGACGATGGAGCATTGGATCTTCGAAGATTGTTACCTCTTGCTTAACTGGCATGACAAAACTATCATTAGCAGCAAGATCTAAACCAACTACGAGTTCTACATCGCTACTTGGACCAAGAGTACCGCTAAGACTATTTGAATAGTAAGTCTGATATTCTTGACCTTCGCCAAGCTCATCAATAGCATGAAGATTAACACTAAAGACACGAGATACTGAACCAGCACCGTCATTAGCAACATAGATTTCTCTACGACTAACTTCATCAAGCTGATCAATACCCCAATTTCTCATATCTTCAACACCTTCTGGTGATAGATAAAGATCTGTCAACATACCTCTCTTGATAGAAGCACTATTACCACCAGCATTACGACGCATAACAACTTTCATGAGACTTACAAGACGCTTGGTAAATTGACCAGCGGCTGCATCGGCATCATAAACGAGAATGTTACGATCAACACCAGCTGCAAGAATTGTATGCCAAGCATCATCGTTCATCTTCTTTACAAAGCCAGCCTCAAGGACTTGAGTTGCACGGGCAACAACATCCCAACGGGCTTCACGAGCATAACGAAGAAGCCAATCAATTGAATTGGCAACTGTGTAGGTTGGAACCATCACATAATCGCCCTCAACTGTTCTTTCTGGTACACGACCATGGGCTGGTGCAACATAGGCAACAAAATCTGCCTCTTCACCAGGAGAAAGCAAATCTAGTGGAAACTCTGTTGAGCTACCAGCTGGCATTGCAATTCTCTCATAAATATTACTGGCAATATCGCCAACCATAATGCCCTCACGCAAAGGTAACTCAATAGCCTTTGCTAGTTCAGACATTGCAACAGCTGCTTCATTGCGATCTTGACTAGCTGTACGCTGAAGCAACTGAATAAATTCAGGATCAGGTTTAGTTAAAAATGACATATTTGTATTCTCCTATTCATTAAACTTATGGAAGATTGACTGAAACTTTGGCATAACCATCGGCATCCTTTGTTGAAAGGAAACGACCAACGGCTGGAGCACCAGTTGCTTGCGAACCAGAAATTAAACCACTAGCAGCTAAATAAGCTACTTGACCAGCGGTTGGTGTGCCACTGATTTTATCAGTAACAACAAAACCCTTGGTTAGAATAGTAACTTTACTACCCTGTTGAACCTCGTCTTTATGCCAGTTAATGTGCTGACGAGTCTGGTCAATATTAACAACATCATTTAGGAGAACACCAAGTGGAGCTTGTCCAGATGGATCAGCTGCCACAGTTGCAACAGCGGTTGAACTGTCCATAGCAGAGCCAGAACCCTGTGTGTTTACAGAAACAATTACGCCTCTAGTTGCAGTTTCATTCATGAAGTATGTAACTTCAGTATCTAATTCGTGACGATCACCTTTAAGAGCCATATTAATACTCCTATTACTTAAGATTTTTGGTTGATTTTAAAACAGATTGACGCAACCAAGAAGCAGCAGAAGCAATTGCAACATTCTGACATTCTTGATCTGATTGGGGATTTGCTAAACTAGCTTCACTTAATCCCTCTACGCTATCTAACTCAGAAGCATCAGCTTCTTCGTCATCTTTTTCTGCATCCTCTGATCCAAAGTCAACAGGAGCAGGTTCCGGTTGTGGTTCCGGTTCCGGTTTTGGTTCCGGTTTTGGTGTCTTATCAGCTAAAAGAGCAACAACAGATTGAAACATTTCATCTGAAGCATCAGAAAAATCTTCAACTATTTTTGCAGCTTTAGTCTCATCAGCACCAGCTTCTATAAGGGATGCCATACGCTTCATGCCTTTCATCTCTTTCATCATGCCAGCATATTTCTCTTTCATTCCCTTAAGTTCTTCTTCTTTCTTCTCCATATCCATCTTGAAAGCTTCAACCTCTTTCATCATCTTTTCTTTATCTTTGTTCATTTCTGCAATAGAGCTTTCTAGCTCTACTACTTTTGAACTAAGATGTTCAATAAGTTGATCTTTTTCAGATAGAATAGATTCATTAGCAGAAGAAATTTCTGCTAATTTATCAGCATTTTGTTTCTCGATTAAAGATTTTTCAGTCTCAAAATTAGCCTTGGTAGACTCCAATTGAGCTTTTAAATCTTCAATCTGCATGGTATTATCACTCATATTATGATTCTCCATCGCAGTTAAAAAATTGTTAAAGGTTATATCTGCCTTACTATTAAAAGGATTGACTTCCTTATTCAGTATGATACTTCTTGGATTAGCTGGCTTGGCGACTAAACCTTTTCCAGAGAAATAAAACCCTCTTAAAAGTCTCCCTATTTTGTAACCGTTATACTCTCCGGTTCCACCATAAGCTCTAAGATGTTTTGTAAGAAATGAAGATTCTTCAGTTCTAGATAAAACTCTTTGCTCATTATCTGGTCCAATTACCGCATAATCAAAATTACTGAAAATACACTCCATAGAAACAGACCATTTACCTTCATCTATTTCTTTGGTAAGATTATCAATTCTTTCTCTCATGTCAGGATCAGACCAAGTTTTGTAAATAACAGCACTAGTTATAATATCAATCTTTTCTGGTAATTCAGCATCATCAGAGCTTTTAGTTACATGATTACCATCATGATCTACTACAATAGAACCAGTAATATGACCAATAATATCACTGTCATCGTGCATGTAATTGAATTGTTTATTTATTGGCGTATTTCTTGCTGACCATAGTTCGTCAACACCAAATACATCATCATTTTTATTCCAACCGGCAGAGACTAAAACAGCATTTAGATAATATAGGTCTTTTTGTTTTTCTTCTCGATCATATAGAAAGGCAAAAGATGGCTGATTATTTTCATTTTGTTCAACAACGAATAAAGAATATCGAGATTCGTTATTTATGATATCGCATTCAAATGCAATAGAGTTATTTTTCTCTATAGCATCAGAGATGCCATCTTTCATTTCATTTACAAATGTTCTCATTTTATAGCCTTTCTATTTGTAAATACTCCAAAAAAAATATTTTGAGTTATTCTTCTTCAAAAAAAACCAAAGAATAGGCTAAATTGTGAATCTGTCTAAGATCATCTATGGCTGGATTTCTGTTATTAACTTCAATAAATTCTGCTTTTAATTGATGTTCAATTCTTTTTTGTATTGAATTAAGTTTTGGATTGTTCTCCAATATAAAAGCTATTTTTTCCTCGTCAATATTATCATATGGTTTTACATTGCATAGTACTTTGAATTTAATTTCTTCTAATTCATTCAATTCCGCTTTAGTTAATTCGCGTAGATTTTTTTTACCATAATGATTTAACATTGCTGGTGTTATAATGCTAGCTATTGTTTTTTGTGCTTCACTACTCCAAACTATAAGAGATGAAAGGGATGCTTTAGTTCTTGGCAATACTCTTTTTTGTTTTCTTGGTTGACTATCTTGAGAAAATTTGGGTCTACCATTTGGATTTGGAGGATTTGATGTATTTTGCTGCTGTACAGGCGTACTTAATTCATCTGCTTCTTTTGGCTGTAAAGTAGTAACATCATCAATACCAATTTCTCCTTTTTGTAAAGCAATTTTTCTGTATTCTGAATCAATATTTCCATTATGAAATGGATCTGCTTTATGTGGCATCTGTCTTTTATTTCTCTTTCTACCTTCTGTTTTAATTCTTGATTCTTCTATATCATTCAATTCACCAAAACGATCTCTTAATGTTTCTACTGAAATTATATCTCTATCAGCTAATTGTATAAGCAAATTCTTTTCCGCTGCTTCATCAGACAATATCATATGATCAAAATGTAAAGTAGCTGGACTACTAAAGCCCATAGACTTTTGCACATACTCAATTTCTTTTTCCCAAAACTGATACAATAAATCTCTGCCATACTCCAATCTCTCTACTAATGTTTTTAATGAAATGAAATTATTGGTAAAACCTCCAGATTGACCAGCTAAACCAGTAAGTGTTGGTGGAATTCCTAATCCAGCATATATACTATTAAGAACTGGCTGGTATTTCTCTGATCCTAAGAACTTATAAATCTGTGTATTGCTTTCTTTAAAATCAATTTCTGGACCCCAAACTAAATCCATAGTGCCACCGCCAACATTGCTCGCTAAGATATTTCTAAGCTTATCAATTGCACCTTTATTTGGTAAAATCTTATGTTCAAGATTACCAAGTCTCCAAAGTCGAATATTTGATATAGCACCATCTAGGGCTGACATATCAGCAAGTTTCATTTTTTCAAGCATCATGATATCATCAATGATTGCATTAACCATTGGATTTGCCCATAACTCCCAATCGTCTTTCTTGTAATAATATACTTCTAGCGTTTCATTATCTAATCGTATAAAATTCTGTTGATTTTGAAGTGCTTCTTTAATTTGTGCAGGTAGCTTATCTGAATATTTACTGTTATTCTCAAATGATTTTCTAACAGAATGAGAAATCTTCATCCTGAAAATTTTCTCTCCACTGAAAGCACCAGCATATCCACCTTCCACTTCAATCTGTAAAGGATTAAGGAAATCATATTTTAATGGTATTTGTTTCTTAGTTATGTTTTGTTCTTGTAATTCGATTAAATCTTCCTTACCCTTTGACATATTTTTTTGTTGCTTTTTAGTTATCTTTCCATATCTTTTATGTATAACAACATTACCACAACGATATAACATATTTAAGAATCTTTCAGATCTTTCAGCACCGTTAATTTTTTTCCACCATGTACGATAGAATTTTTCTATCTGTTTATTTGAATGGTTTAGAGTAATGCCTTGTGAAGCAAAATCGCCCATTAG